ATGACAACAAAACCAACAATTATTACCCGTGCTGGCAAAGGTACGCCTTTAACCATTGCAGAAGGTGATAGTAATTTTACAAATTTACAAAACGCAACCATCAGCGTCAATGATGGTACAAATACAGCGGCCATTGATCTTAACGGCACACTTAATGTTACAGGTGCCAATGGTATTACTGTAACAGTAGATAGTGCTACCAAAAGTGTAACTATTGATGGTTCCAATTCAGGTGCAACTGGAGCGACAGGTGCAACTGGAGCGACAGGTGCCACTGGCGATACTGGAGCGACAGGTGCCACTGGTGTTACTGGCGATACAGGTGTTACTGGCGATACAGGACCACAAGGCGTAACTGGACCACAAGGCGCACAAGGTATTCAAGGCGTAACTGGAGATACTGGAGCGACAGGTAATGCTGGCGCAATGGGAGATACTGGAGCGACAGGTGCAACTGGTGCCACAGGCGATACTGGACCAAAAGGTGATACAGGTGATACAGGACCAATGGGCCCAACAGGTGCTAATGGTAATGATGGTGCTACAGGTGCTCAAGGTGATACAGGACCAATGGGCCCAACAGGTGCTAACGGTACTAGTGTTCGCATTGTAAATGCTGTTGCTAATGCTGGAGAACTTGCTGGTTATAATACTTCAAGTCTACAAATTGGTGATGGTATTATTCAAGAAGATAATGGTCATCTAAATGTATGGACTGCTACTGGATTCAGTGATGTAGGTCAAATTAAAGGTGACCAAGGTAACATGGGTGCTACCGGCGCTACCGGCGCTACCGGAGCAACTGGATCTCAAGGTGATACAGGTCCAATGGGTGCAACAGGATCACAAGGCGCTACTGGAGCAACTGGTGCTCAAGGCGATACAGGTCCAATGGGTGCAACTGGTCCAATGGGTGCAACTGGTGACACTGGAGCAACTGGTGACACTGGAGCAACTGGTGCTCAAGGACCTATGGGTTCAGAAGGCCCACAAGGTGTAACTGGTAATACAGGTGCTACTGGAGCTACAGGTGCTACTGGAGCTACCGGACCTCAGGGTGATACTGGAGCTACAGGTGCAACTGGCGATACAGGACCTACTGGATCTCCAGGTATGACTGGTGATACAGGACCAACTGGTGCTACTGGTGCTACTGGTGAAAGCTATCAAGCAGTTGTAGCAACTGATGCTCCAATGACTTACAATACAAGTTATTTCGAAGGAACATTGGATACTCCAGTGGCCTGGACCAAGGTAATTGTAAGTGGTAGTGCTTATTGGATGCCATTGTATCAATAAAAAGTAAGTAGGCAAATAAGGGGGAGGGCATGGGCTCTCCCTATCCCGTTTAATTAAAAAGGACAAACGATGACCAAGCCAGTGATAGTAACTCGCGCCATTAAAGGTGCGCCTCTAACTCGTACAGAGTTAGATAATAATTTTAGTAATTTAGACAATGCCTCTATAAACATAGCAGGTGATACAGGCACTATTAATGGTAGCCTTAATGATACATTCACCATTGCAGGTGGATCAAAGATTTCAACAGAAGTCATTAATAACCAATTGGTTATAGACTTAACAACAAATTTAGATGGCGGCAATAGTGCTGTCACAACAACCGGCATCGAGGATGGCGGTACTGCTACTGGAAGCGATCCAAGTGGCGAAGATTATAGAGGACCAACTGGCGCAACTGGAGCACAAGGACCACAAGGTGATACTGGACCAACAGGAGCACAGGGTACAACTGGTGCAACTGGTGCAACTGGACCACAAGGTGATACTGGACCAGCCGGAGCAGATATTACATTACCAAGTCAAACAGGAAATAGTGGAAAATATTTAACTACTAATGGTACATCGACAAGTTGGGGAAGTGTTAGTGGTGGTTCATCATATCTTTATGTAGAAAGTGGTACTACTACATATACAGATAGATATCGTACAACTGTTTTAGGTTATGATATTAATACAACACTTGTTCCAGATGTGTGTAATAATAATAATACCTTTGGAAGTCCCGGATGGACAACAATTTGGTATAATGGCGAAACTAATATATCAGGTGCTTCAATAGGTTCAGGTGGTAGTCCTCAAGATTATTCAAATGGTACTATTTGGTCTACTAATAGTCAAAGAGGTGTATTTTATCTTCCTTCTGGAAAATATAATTTTAATATTAATTTAGAATTATTTTCTTCGAGTAATACAATAGGATCCATTTACCTTATGTGGAATCCAAATTTTGGTATGGGCGCTGTTGATACAAATTCGACGGGTTTTGATACTTCTGTGGATCACGCAGGAGGTCAATATATTTCTAATATACCATTATTAACAAATGCACCTCCAGATGGATATGGATTTGTTTCCAGAACATTTATAAGAAATATTAATGCTGGTTGGATAGCAATAGGTAATCCATACTCTGGAACTTACGGCGGTTTACAAGGAAAAATTACTGTATTAATTACACAATTAAGTTAAAAGGATAAAATAAAATGACAACAATTAAATTACGCCGTGACACAGCGGCAAACTGGACCGCAAACAATCCTGTTCTTGCTACAGGTGAGCCTGGATTAGAAACAGATACAAAAAAATTAAAGTTTGGTGATGGCTCAACTGCTTGGAACAGTTTGAGTTATGCTACCACTGGTGGTACTTCAGGATCTATAAGTTACAACAGTTTAACAGATAAACCTAATCTTGCTACAGTAGCAACATCAGGTAGTTATAATGATTTAACAAACACTCCAACAATTCCATCATTACCTTCATTTACATTTCCTGGTGATAATGGTACAAATAACCAAGTACTTCAATCCAATGGTGATGGTACAACAACTTGGGTAACACGCACAAGTCCAATTCCAAGCCAATCAGGCAATACTGGTAAATTTTTAACTACAGATGGTAGTTCAACCAGTTGGGCTTCAGTTAGTGGAGGAACTCCATTTTTATTTGTAGAAAGTGGAACTTATTATAATGGTGCTTGGACAACTCATATAGCGGCAGGTTTTAATACTAGTGTTATTGGAGGATTATCGGCTGTAATTTGGGCTAATCCAAGTGTCAGCCCAACTATTTCTGGAGCTAGCATAGGATCTGGAACTCCTCCAAGTGGTAATAATTCAGATTGGGGAAATGATAATTCTCAGGCAAAATTTTATTTGCCAGCAGGAATCTATCAATTTAATGTTACAGGTGCGGAATGGAGTAATAATAATACTAGTATTGTGGGTAATATTAACCTAAATTGGAGTTCTGATGGTAGTACTTGGAATACAGGAAGTTATGGTTCATCCATAGGAAATCCATATAATACTAATTACATTACAGTATTTCAAGGATCGGATAATGAAGATGCATATAATGGTAGACAAAATACAGATAACGCCTTTTTTAGTTTTACAACTGTAAGAACTCTTAATGCAGGTTGGTGGATATTATCAAACAGCTTCAATTGGCAAGGTAATGGTAAAATATCAGTTATGGTAACTAAATTAGGTTAAGGATTAAATCATGGATATAACCTATCTAGTCGATGGTTATATAGATGATACTTATTTTGTCTATACAGCCGATGCCAATTCACAGTTAACTGTTAGTTCAACAGTCACGGCTGAATTAACACCAATAACAATACCAAATTATTATCCTGGTATACAATCTGCTGAAGCACAATTAACCAGCACATTTATCTTAACTCGTGCTGTACTTGATGGTACAACTAGATATATTGACCCATATATTATTAGTGGATCAAATTATTCAGGTATTGGATTTGATAGTAATATTAAAAAATTCGGATCGAGTCTTAGATTTGATGCAAGAACTGCCGGTGGTCTTGTTGATTTAGGCCCAGTTTATGGTAATGGAAAATTCTTAGCATTGAATATTCCATTACAAATTGTAGATGCCGAACCTTCATATAGTTTTTCTAGTACAGATGGTATAACTTGGACATCTGCTCTTAACAATTTACCTGCAGATAATTATAGTGCAACAACTTGGGGCAAATTATATTTTGTTAACAATCAATTTGTTGTAGATATTACAGATAACAGTAGTCAATATTTTTATACATCAACAGATGGTGTTAGTTGGACACAATTAACCAGTACAAGTAATTTTCACAATACTATAACTAAGATTACATTTGTTAATGGATTATATGTTTTAACTTCTGGTAATCAAATATATAAAAGTACAAATTTAACAACTTGGACTGGATTAGATAGTTTATATACTCCTGGATATGTTGATACATTATGGGATGTAAGTGTTTGCGAATTTACCTATGTAAATCCTAGTACAGGATTTAATACAACAGGTAAGGCTATTGTTGCCGCAGGTTCTGATTCAGTTTTTGGTCCAATAATTGCTTATAGTAGAATAGAAAATCCTGATGGATTAACTAGAGATTGGCGAACCAGTATTGTTTATCTTCCAAGTTCAATGCCTCCAGTATGGGCTAGTAAAAAATGGTTAGCAACAGCCAATGATGGTTATAATTTTGTATTTGTAGGTACAGGTGGTATTATTGGTACAATAACTACCGATGATATCGATTTTGCCTTTAGTGCAACAAATAATCAAGCCGCTATCTATCTAAGAACAAGTAATACTACAGATGATATTATTTCTGTTGCCTATGCCGATGGACAATTTGTAGCTCGTACTGCAACAAATAAAATCTTAGTAAGTAGCACAAGTAATCTAAATTCTTGGACAGTAATTAGTCCAACATTTACAAGTCCAAATCCAAGTACACCATGGGTCGATCCTACTGTTAATATTGATATTAATCAATATGTTAATGGATTAACTTATGGTAACAATACTTGGATAGCTGGTGGATATTATTCTAACAGTAGTATAAATTCTTGGACCAACATAGATTGGATTGGCCAATTACCAAATCAACAACCAAGTGTTTATTATGTTCCTGGTAACTATTTGAATCTTTGGAAAACTTTGGATTTTTGGTTATACATTACTCCAAGTACCAAACAAAGTATTACAGGTATCTTATGGCAACAGGATGTAAATTCTCGAGCAACATTTGATATCGGTTTCAGTACTAACAACGGTAGTCCTCAAAATTCTGCATTTTATATCAACGAATATGATACCAATGGTAATAGTCTAGGTTCGATTAATACATCTAATGTATTACCAGCAGGTTCTTGGAACCATATTCGTGTTGTTAACAATGGTAGTCAAGGTGCTATTTTTGCCAATGGTTCTAGAATAAGCACATTTACTCTACAAGGTACATTAGGTTATATTAATAGTCCAATGTATATTGGTCGTTGGTTAAATGATATTCAATATAGTCGTCCAACTTTTTATATTGATGAATTCTTATTAACCAAAGATGTTTTAACACAACCAACCGATACAAGTTATACAGTACCAACAACTCCATGGAGTAACGGTCCAAATGTAAATGCCTTGTTCCACTTTGATAATAGTGTGGATGATGATAACTTGCCATGGAATGGTGCATACTTGACTGCAACCACTTCATTAACTGCAAGTTTAGGTCATGTTCAATCTGCTCAAGCACAATTAAGTGTTTCTACATCATTAACTACTCAAGGTATAAGAACAAAACAATTTGCAGAGTTAATGTCAGATACATGTACTTTAACAGCAAATGCAACAAGAATTAGACATGTTTCAGCACAATTAACAGCAACTACATCATTGACAGGTGTTGAACAAGTTAAAGATACTGTACAAGCACATCTAACATCTACAAGTTCAATTTCGGCTGTTTTAGGTCATGTTGTTCAAACAACTGCATATCTAACATCTACATCATCATTAACATCAAATGCAACTAAGTTTAGAACTGTATCAGCACAATTGAATTCTAGTTCAACTATAACAGCTACCTATGATGTATATGCATTAATATTAGATGGTGCAAGTTTACAAAGTTCTACAACTATTCATGCCAATACAATTAAGACTGCAATTTTTGCAGGCCATTTGGCAAGTCAAAGCAATCTATTTGCAGAGTTGGATAATGTTGCAACTACAAAACAAGGTGCCGCTAACTTATCCAGCACATCAACATTTTATGCTACCTATGGTAAACTACGAATAGATACAAGTATTGTTTGGTATATTGAACATGAAGATAGAGAATGGATGATTGCGCCAGAAATACTATCAAATTATATAATAACTCATTAAGATTAAAGGATAATAAAAATGACAGCAACAACAGGATTTCAAATAATAAATGAATTATTAACAATTGATAAAGATCCAGCCGCAGTTCTTACCTATACATTCGATTGGAGTCAATGGTTAGTTAATGGTGATACAATTGGTAGCACAAGTTATGCACTACAAGTTCGTGCTAATGATCCACAACCAATTGTTAATGTTAATAGTGGAATTGCCAATGGTGGTCTTCAAACTTATATTACTTTAAGTGGTGGCCAAAATGAGCGTACCTATACAGTCACTTGTACAGTTAATACTGCCAATGGTCTAATTGATCGTAGAAATTTTAGAGTCAGAGTTAAAAATAGATCTGCCTAATTAACAGGTTAACGGACCGCGAGGGTAGGCTGAACTAGGGAATTTTGTCCGTTTTCCTCCCTAGGCATCAACGCATTGGCAGACGAGCAGATGTCCCCTCAATTTTATCTAAAAGCCTTGATTACCAGGGCTTTTTTACAATAAAATATAAATATATTACAGAGAAGTATTCAGGCAAACAAACATGGCTAACAATAGGCTCCTTAACGGGGTTAAAACAGGACCCACCCGATATACATTATTCAATTCCTAACTGATGGCAGACTCACTGTCTAGGTTTGTGCGGTTACCTACAAATATGGGTTGACTGAAAAGGTTGTGAATTAGACGCAGGGATCTAATTGAATAATGTTAGGCAGAGACAGCCAAGGGTATAAACATGATAAACGATGGTCTCTAGGATTTTCAAATCTGAAAAAATGGCTGTTGCTAATCACGACTTGAATATGGAGTTGATAGTAATTAGATCATTCATAGTCAAACGCAAGGCGTTTGCCTATTTCAGTTAAATCGCTTCGCGCCTGTTGGCTCGCTTTGCGTTTTAACTTCAAATTTTAGTTAGTAAATGAGTTGAGTCATACGAAACGAAGTTACTAACTAAATGGGCAAACGCAGTTTGACCTTTCTAGTTAAATCTATATAATAAACAATTACTTAGGAATTATATGAAAGCAGTAAAAGTATTAGAACAAATAAAAGAAAATCAGAATAAAATCACAGATATAATCAAAGCCCCGAATCATCTTCCTGAAGATAGCAGAGTAATTTTAGAACAAATGATGGCGGATCTAGATGAAATTATGGAAGATTCTCTAACTACTTGAAATAAAATTCTAGGTTCTTTAATAGTCTAGGATCTGACATATTATGCTCCAAGGCCTTTGCTCCATATTTAATAGCTTCTTCCTTGATACCTAGATTGTGTGCGGCCAATGCGGCAAGATCATACAATTTCCATCCCCATGGTTCAGGTGTACTTGTAAACACATATTCGCGATTAGTAATAGTAAGACCTTGTATAGCGGCATAAAAACATTCTTGCCATTGACCTAGTTCATAACAGGCCTGTGCTAGGTCACACCAAGTATCACGAATATAACGGCTTTCATCTATAGCTAGCCTAAAGTGTTTAAGAGCATTGGTATGATCTTTTAATTGCATATAACATTTGCCCATATGACGAAGTGCAAAACTACGCTCATGATGCCATGTGGCTGTGGGTAATTTTAAGTATCTTGCCCATTCTTTAATAGCTTGGTTCCAATCACTCACATAATAAAATTCTCTAGCTAGATACCAACTGTCTCTATGATCCTGTGGTCTTTCTGTAACTCCAGCTCTTAACATAGGCAAATATTGTCCACGAGATTTGGTGGGATCTGGATAGTGTTCAATTAAGATTTCATTTGTAGTTGCCCAAGTTTCCTTCATGCGAGGATCTATTTCAATCATTTCATGACACAAATGATGCCAAGCATATCCATGTCTAGCATGTACTTTGGTAGCATTGAATATATTACCCATTCCATTGTTGAATCTATACTGCATACGAGTAGTAGTAGGAGTCCATATATCTAATATTTGATCTCTCCAACCTTCTATTAGAACTTCATCCAAATCCATACTAACACAGATATCATAGTCTGCAGGTATAAGAGCTAGACTAGCATTGCGAGCATGATCAAAGCGCCAAGGTTTAATACTGATCTCATAAACACTAACACCTAAGCTACGGGCTAGTTCTACTGTACGATCTGTTGAACCAGTATCAGCAATAACAATAAGGTCAGCACCCCTACAACTGGCTACAAATTTCTCTACATATTTCTCTTCATTAAGAGCAATGGCATATACACAAATTTTTTTCATATTATATTTATAACCCACTAAATATTTGTATGATAGATGAGATATTAATGCAAGATGCCGAACATTGGCTTACCCATCCTGAACTACATTGGCAAACTACTGCTAGACAATTTGAATTCATTGCTAGAGTTTTGAAATATTGGCGAGAAAATCGAAAGCTCAGTCAAAAGCAAAGAAGATATGTTGAATACATTTTGAAACGATATAGCCGAAATGCTTGATATCTACCGGTTTTTTATTATATAGTATAAATATATTACAAGATCAAAGGAGGCAAGTAATGCCAATCGATAAAGTTAAAAGAACAAAGGGAGGCAATGCCAGAGGTGTTGAAAGACCACATGTTTGGAAATGCGGCCCGGACCCTTACAAACACAGCATGTATATTCCCTTTCTCAGGGTAAAAGCACAGGCCAAATATCGCCAAGAAGAATTTGAATTAGACTTTGAAGACTTTTACCAACTGTGGAATGGCTATTGGGAACAAAGAGGTCGTGGTGGTGATGATCTAGTAATGACCCGCATAGACTGGGAAAAGGCCTGGACAAAGGACAACATTACCCTAATTACCCGCACAGAACAATGCCAAAAACAAGGCGTATATAAACAATTATTAAGCAAAACAAACTATAGAACTAGAGGCATGGATATTCACAAAAGAAAGGCTAGAACAAAATGAAAGTAATCAGATACCAAAGAACAGAGAAATTGCTTCCCCGCGAAGGCTTTAATTATTCAACCACTTATGTAAAGCAAACCTTGGAACAACGCCAAGAATTGTGCAAACATATAAGACATTGCGTACAAGAAATAGCTGATGCAATAGAACTTGACCCAGATTGGAACTACTTTATTAGACAACCCTTAAAAGGCTTTAAGACCACACAGGGCACTAATCGTAGTGTATTAGATATTATACAAGATATGGTCAATGAAGCCAAAGGTAAGCAAAGAAACAATTTACCCAAAGACTTTGCCATGGCCCCAATTGAACGCTGGAACAAGCTGTTTGAAGGCACAGATTACGCTATTATCCTAACACAAACTTTTAATCGAGTAAATAATTTTAGCGACCTAATGGAGCTAAATGATGATACAGTTTAATATCGATCCTTACGATATGCTTATACAGAACAATGTTCGTATAAACCTATTAGAAACTAATTTAAGAGAAAGCCAGCAACAGCTATTAGAAGCTACTAAAATGTTGCAACAGCAGAATCAATTAATTAAACAGCTACAACATAATGAAGAAGTCCTTAGTACGGCCATAGGACAAATCTTACTTAAATTACCACAATAATTGACTGATTTTTAAGCCATCCAATAAATACAAGATGGCCACAATAATCGACAGCGGCGTTATAGTCGCGACCCCACCCAATACAGTTAATAACACGGAATGCTCACACGAACACGACTGTGCGTGTGAAATTCCGGCTGAGACTCCCATTCAGGAATACGCAGTTAAATGGGAATATCGATCCCGCCAACAGCCAAAATGGGGCACAGTTACCAAGGACGGCTTAGTTGTTGGGAGAGGTGCAAACCGTAAGGTTGTACCTCCTGATGAAGTATGGAAGCTGGCCGCAATGGGCTGTACTCTAGAAGAGATGGCAGATTGGTTCCAAGTCAAGCCAGATACCCTAAAATACAACTTTGCGGATTATATTGCAAAAGGCCGTGCAGAACTGAAACGCAGACTGCGTTCAGCACAGATTAAAGTAGCTATGGCGGGTAACGCTACTTTGCTAATTTGGCTGGGCAAAAATATCCTCGGCCAAAGTGATAATCCCCAGGATTCAGCCGCAAATCAACCTTTACCTTGGTCGGATGGTGAATTATAATGCCTACAACAAATGAAAGAGTAGCTGTACTAGAAACAAAGATGGATGGTGTCACTGAGAAGATAGATAATCTTCGTGATACACTTACCGAAAGCCATAATAAATTAATCGACCAACTGGATCATGTTCGCGAAGAAAATTCTAAAGAACATGCTAGAGTCATGGATCTTCTAGATGATCTAAAAGATTTTAAGAATAAATGGGTATGGGTTGGAGGCGTTGCCTTGACCATGCTCAGCTTGATCTTTGGCCATTTAGAAACTATTATTAAATTTGTAACTCATTAATGGCATTAAGCGTTCCACAACAAACTATCGCGGATGATAACCATAGGTTTAAGGTTGTTGTGGCCGGGCGACGCTTTGGTAAGACCCATTTGGCTATAAGAGAACTTTGTTTCCACGCCAGAGTCCCGGA